GTAGTCGTAGATCGTCGCCAACCCGCCCGACAGCGGCAGCGGCGCATCATCGGAGGTGCGAACCTTCCGGTACTGGCTGTCGGGGTCTAGGCGGGTGATCGTCACTGACGGAACCGTGCCGGTGGTGTCGTTCACGTCCAGCCGCACCCGAGGCGGGGTGTGGTCGGCCTCCACCGACGCCGTGAGGGTGAGCGTCACCGATCACACCCCCGTGTAGTGGACGGCGTCCGTAACCGCGCCGAGCGCCTTGTCGATCCGGCCGTCGACCAGGGTCACCATGCCGTCGGTGCCCATCTCCAGCCGGCCACTGATCTGCAAGCCGGTCAGCTTGTCGGCGAGGGAACTCGCACCCGACATCGCCTGCTCGAACGTCTGCTTGGGGGCGATCAACTCCTGCTGGCCGGTGCCGTTGTAGATCAGGTGATAACCGGGGTCGATCGGGCCGCCCTTGTCGTACCAGCCGAACTGCATCTCATGCTGCCAAGCGTGGATCGGGTCGCCGTACCGGTTGGCGATGTACTTGTCCATGCCGGCGATCTGCACGGCCGGGTTCGACGTCTTCGACAGCCCTACCGTCGCCCACGTCGAGTTGAGGAACTGCGGAATCCCGTAGGCGGTGGAAGTGGGGTTCTGCGCGGTGTTGTTCCAACCCGACTCGCGCTTCCCGAGGGCGTACAGCGCGTTCCACTGCGCCCCGGCCCACCCGTAGTAGCGGGCAGCCATCTGCTGGGCGAGCGCGGCGTTCGCGTTCACGTTCCCTGGCGCGCCGGGCACCCCGCCGAGAGCACCTTGCAGGGCGCTACTGAACTGCGAAGCGCCCGCCTGCGTCAACTCGACGAGGTACCGCATCAGGCTTGAGTTGCCGACCAGGCCACCGTTTGCGTAGCCGGGCAGTCCAGCGACCCGAGCGGCTTCGACACGGGCCACGCCGCCGGCCCTGGCCACGTCGTTCTGAGACCAAACGATCTCGCCAGCGTGCACGATGCCGGCCGGGGTGTACTTGGCCCCTGGGCCGGTGTAGCCGCCCTCGGCGAAGGCGCGTGCGTGCAGCGCGGTACCGAAGTTGACCGACTGGAACTTCCCGATAAGCGCGTTCAGCGCAGACGCCGCCGGGTTGGTGTCGGCGGTGATCTCAACTTTGCGCTGTGTCGGGATGCCGTAGATCTGATCCGCGAGATTCTTGGCCTGACCGGCGGTGTAGCCCATCTTCTCGGCGGTCTGAATGAACTGGTCTCGGAGCTGGGCGTCCTTCGCGGCAACCTGCTGCGTGGTCGCGCCGTGCTTCTCCAACGTCGCAATGAGCGTGTTGTCCGAGCCCGCCAACTGGATCAGCGCCTGCTGGGCCGCCGCGCCCCTCTCGGTCTGCACCGTCAGGGCACCGTTCGCGTCGACCAGCCCACCGTGCAGGCCCTTGACCGAAGTGATCGCGTTGTTGACCGCCTGCGTGACCGCGATCTGCGCCTGAGTCTCCGACACCTGCTTGCCGGTCAGCGCGTTCAGTGCGCCCGCGAGCAGGTTGATCTGACTCGACGCGTTGCTGGACGCGGTGGCGATGCCCTGCAGCCGCGTCGCATTCTGCTGCGCCGCAGTGGACGCACCGTTGGTGGCGGTGGTCAGCAGCCCCTGCATGTCCTTCAGGCGCTGCTGGGCGTCCCGGTACGACTGCGAGGCGGCCACGGCCTGGCCGGAGTCCGAGCCCCACTTCTGCACCGCGTACAGGTAGTCGTTCTGCGACTTCGTGACGTCCTGCTGCGCCCGCTCCAGCGGCGACATCGCCGCCGTCAGCTCCTTCGCCTTCTGCGCCGCGTCAGCCTGCGCATTGTTCGTGCCGAGCGTCAGCGCCTTGATGCGGTCCCAGACGTCACTCCACGAGTGCAGCCCGCCCAGCCCGGCCTGGGTCACGTCGTGGATGTGCTGCATCTGCGCCGCCGCCTGGGCCGCAGCGTTGCCGCCATCCAGCAGCGCGTGAGCCCAGTCGTCGACATCCTGCTTGCCCGCCGAGAAAGCGGAGCCGAGCAGTGCCACACCGACGCCGATAATGGGGAGGGCCTTCGCCACCCCCGAGATGGCGGTCGACGCCCGTCCCGCGACCCCAGCGAACGACGATGTGCCGTACGACGCGAACGCCAACCGCTGCGCGAACGTCCCCACATAGCCCGCGGCAAGCTGCGCGGCCTTGAAGCCGAGGAAACCGAGGACGACCGTCGGTAGCACGGGCCCGATCACGTTGAGCGCCTTGCCGACGAGCTCCAGCACGCTCGCCAACGGCGGCAGGACGGTCGACGCCAGCTCCGCGCCCTCACCGAGCAGAGTGCCCAGCGCGGGAAGCGCGGTCTGCAGGATGCTGCCCAGCGACGACAATGCAGTCCCGGCGGCTCCGGCGTGCTGTGTGACCGCGGTGAGCAGCCCAGCGAAACCCTTGCCGATGTCTATGACCAGCGCGTCCAGGCCGTTGATGACCGGGCCCGCGCCCTTGACCGCGTTGACCAGCCCCGGCACCGCGACATCAGCGGCCCGCAGGACCGCCGAGGTGAACGACTCCACCAGCGGCCCGGACGCCTGGAACGCCTGAGCGATCATCGGGTCCAGGCGGTGGAACTCGGCACCGATCTGCGTCGCAACGTTCGTGTAGACGGGAACCAGGGAGCCGGCGTCAGCCTGCGCCGCTTCCTTGATCTGCGCGCCAAGATCGGTCCACGCCTTGGCCACGGTCTGACTCGACTTGACCGAGATCGCGCCGAGAGCACTGACCAGCACTGCCCCGGCCGCCGTGATGGCCGGGGCACCGGCCGTCAGGGCCCCAGCGACAGCGGCCACGATCAGTGGCGACTGCTTCATGAAGCCCTGACGCATACCCTGCGCGAGGAGGCCCCCCGATTCCTGGCCGGTCGGCTGGACAGTCTGCCGAACCCTCTCCCGGAACCCGGTCATGTCCGGCGTGACCCGAATCCGCTGATCGGGCAGGTTGGAAAGGTCCGCCCGTAGCCGGTCGTTGAAGTCCCGCGCATCCGGGACGACCTTGACCGAAACGGACCCGACGTTGATCGACATCAGGCCCCCTTCGCTCGCAGCCGATTCAGATAGGCGACGTTCGCGTCCGACTGCTTCCGCGGCTTCCGATCCAGGCCCGGCCGCGCGACCGGGACCGGAGGCTTCGGCTTCGGCTCCAAGCGCCCCACCAACGCCGTCAGGTAGTTGTTCCGCTCAACGGCGTCGACCAGCCGCGCCAACAGGTAGTCCTGCTGGGACCACGGGCCGAACTTTCGCGGCCCCGACGCCAGCGGAATATCTGCCAGCGACGTCTCCGACCGCGGTTTGTCCCGCAGGATCGTCTGAGTCCACGACTCCTGCGGAAGGTGCTGCATCAGCGACCACAACTCGCGGTAGGACATCCGGCCCCGGAACAGCTCCTTGACGGAGCGCCCCGGATACCAGTGGGCGATGTCCGCCTCTAACGCTTCGACGTGCGGGCCGTGCTGCTCGTGCTCCCCTCCGAGGAAGTCTCGGACGCTGGCGATTTTCCCGGGGTCTCACCCGACCGCTTCGTCCACTCATCGAGGAACGCCTCGAGCTGCCCGTACCGCTTCCGCTTCGAGTCCCACAGGTCCAGCGCGGCCTGATCGTCGATCGCGTGGTGGACCCACTCCGAGATGCGACCCTGCACGAGCGCCTCCACGGCGCCCTCGAACCACATCGACGGGTGCGGGACCAGGAACTCCAGCGTGCCATCGTCGGTGGTCAGCGGTACGAGCACGCCCTCCGGGTCGGCCTTGGCGTCAGCCTCGACCGCCCGCAATGCGTCAGGCACCGTTGACGACCGCATCCAGCAGGAACTGGCGGGAGATCGCCACGCCGGTGTCATCCGGGTAGGCGGTGATCGTCACACCGTAGGTGCGCTCGCCGTCGGTCTTGTTCACCACGTCGGCGTTGTCGGTGACCTCCGCACGCGGGCACCAGTACCGGACGTGGTTCGTACCTTCAGTCAGGTCGAACACCAGAGCATTGATCACCCGCGTGCCGGTGATGTCGTCGGAGAACTTGATGACGTGCGACGTCGCGTCCGGGGTAGGCGCCGCGGTCAGCCGGTAGTACAGGGCCATCACGTTCGGGTTGGACTCGAGGAACTCCACCGTGAAAGTGAGAGCCTCGTCGGTGATGACCGACTTGTAGATCTGGATGTTGCCCCACCGCTTGAAGTCGGTTCGGGTCTGCTTCTTCGACTCGGTCAGACCGTTGGTCGAGATCGCACCCAGGTCCACCCACGGCGTGGCGAGTACCTCCATGCCGGTCGGTTCGGCCGTGTCCTGCGGCGCCTGCGAAACGATGCCGTCGGACATCGCCAGTGCGTAATCGGTGTCGACGGGCATAGTCGTCGTCCTCTCAGAGCATGCCAACGACCCTGGCGGGCTCGCCAGGGTCGGGGATCAGGGGGATGAGCTGGGCTCAGTGCTAGATGTGCGTCCAGGTCTTGCGCCGGACTATGTGGCCGACAGTTTCGGGTCTGACCCCGAAGTCTCTAGCCACGGCTCGTTGCGATCGGCCAGCCTCATGGGCTTCCCGTATCGCCAGCACCTCGACCTCGGTTAGCTTCGCCCTGCCGTTCCTGACGCCTTTCGGCGTCCGGTCGGGGCGTAAGCGCATTCCGTGGTCTGGGCCGCAGGGGTGCCGATCCCGGCCCTTGTTCATCATGTCTCGGAGGTTGTCGTCTCGGGTTCCGAGGAACAGGTGCGAAGGGTTCACGCACGGCGGGTTGTCGCACCGATGACAGACAAGCAAGTTGTCGGGGATCGGCCCGTTGGTGTGTTCGTAGACCCAGCGGCTAGCGATGGCTAGGCGGTTGCGCCCGGAAGCCAAGTAAGTGCCATCCCAGAAGTGGCCGTAGCCGCCTAGGTTTCGCTTCGCAGTCCATATCCAGCAGCCGTCTTCTCCGGCCGACTTGTCAACCTTCGCCCAGAATCGGACTTCGGTCGGGATGCGCTTATTTGGCATAGCCGTATTCTATGGGACACGAAGCCGATTAGTGGGTCTTGAGCCACACCTGATAGGTGGCGCCGAACCTGCGTACGGCGGTGTCGTTCCAGGGCCGCCACGACGGGCCGGTGAGGGTGCGGACCTTCGTCACCGACGCGCCGCCCGTCAGTGTGCCCGGCAGCGCCTTGCGGAAGGCGTCGTCGACCTGCTGCGACAGCACCGTGACCGCCAGGCGATCCGAGGCGAAACAGTCGACGGACACGGTTGCGGCGACCAGGGTCGGATCGTCGTCGTCGGACGGGCCACCGATGCGGACGACCTGCACGACCGGCACGTCATCGACCAGCGTCGCCGGCAGGTCGGTGAGAGCGCGGGCGGTGACCTGCGACGGTAGCCAGCCGATCAGCAGCGCCTCGACACCGCCGAAGGTCACGGCCCCTCGGCCTCGGCGATGGCCTTGATGAAGTGGCCCTTGGCGTCGCGCTTCGACACCTTCACGCCCGCGTCCTCGGCGACCTCCGCCAGTTCCGGCTTCGTCAACTCCTCGAGCGCCTCGGCGTCGACCAGCTCCGCGCGGCGCTCCGCGATGAGCTGCCGCGCCTGCCAGTCGAGAACGTGGAACGGCTTGTCGCTGTGGCGAGTGACGTCGCGCTTGTAGGTCCAGTGGATCAGCGGCATGTTCTACTCCCGGATCATGTCGATGGCGCGGGTCAACACGTAGTGGGCCTCCGTGCCGCGCCCGTTGCCGAACTCGATCGAGGCGGCGTAGTCCACAGGATTCGACACCTCGCCGTAGGCGCGACGCGTCGGGCCGTCCTGAATGCCGGAGTCCGTCTCCCAGGAATCCCGGTATAGCTCGCGGTGCGGATCGCTGGGCGGCCCGACCGGAGACGTGGCGACTGCCGCATCCTTCGCCTTCTTGGCCAGGTCGTGCATCGCCGCCTGCATCTCCGGGGAGATCAGCAGCTCACCGAGTCCGGGATAGGAGGGATCGAAGCGGCTCACCCGGTCACCCGCCGCAGCTTGACCTCGGTGCCCGGATTCCAGCCCGTATAGGGGTTCGTCCAGGCGTTCGGACTCCCGTCGACCTCGTAGAGCAGCCCGCCCACCTGCACCGCGTCGATCGCGGCCACGTCCGTACCCGGCGGCAGGTAGACGCTCGGCTGCACGGTCAGCAGATCCTGGCCCTGCACGAGTTCCGCCGACGTTCCCGGGTTGAAAGCCCCCGGCACGTCGACCTGCGTCGTCGTGAACACGTCATTACCGAACGAGTCCGTGCCCGACTTGACCCGCTTGACGACCGTGACCGTCTGCGCGAACGGGAACGTCACGGGGTCTGATCCCAGTCCCCGCCGAACACGTCCCCACCGGCGCCCCAGGTGTTGACCTCCCACCAGGGCATGGCCGGGGCCGTGGCCGGGGCCGTGTCGATGGTGAACGCCCCGCCGCCACCGTTCAGACGGCGCAGCGTCGCCTTGTTCTGCCGGGTCAGCCACAGGCCGCCGGCCCCGTAGGACACCGGGAACGGCCCAGCACCCTGTGACGCGACGTTCCCCGGGTTGAGATACGCCCGAGCGGCCACGTCCAGCACCACGGCGTCCGCGGTGGCCGGCAGCGGGTCGCAGATCGACAGGCACAGGTCGATGGCCCGGTCGATCAGGTAGTCGGCGCGGGTCTCGTCCACGGTCGCACCCAGGTAGGTGCCGAGATCGCTCGCAATCACAGTCACTCGGCACCTACCTTCGGGTCACGACTTCGCGGACTTCTTCGGGGCCGACTTATGCGGCTTCTCGGCCGGCTTCTCGTCGTCGACCCACACCTGCGTACCGGCCTTCCCGAGCGGGCCATCCTCGGTGAGGGTGATGAGCGGCATCGTCAGGAGTTGTCCGTCATCACGACGAACGCGTTCGGGTCGCCGACGACGAAGCCGTAGTACGCCTCGCAGAGCAGCAGCACGAGGTTTTCCTGGAACGCGCTGTGGGTGACGCCGCCGTCATCGACGTAGGACGCCTCCTGGCTGATCTTGATGGAGATGTCCATGCCGACGCCGTAGGCGCACTGCGACCAGTCGCCGCCGATCGCCCGCACGCCGGTGTCCTTGTTCGGGGAGGTGGCGGCCTGCGCGACCGTCACCGACGGGCTGGTGCCGCCGGTGAGCGCCGAGCCGTTGGCAGTGATCGGACCCGCCGCACCGGTGATGGCGAACGTGACCGTGTACGGGCCGGTGCCGGTGACCGTTGCGGTCTGCGCCGCGGACCCGCCGAACGCGAAGCCGGTGCCGAGCGACTGCAGCGCGGACTGCACGGTCGCAGCCGACGCGTTGTAGGCGATCCCGGCCGTGGTCTGGCCGCCGAAGGTGAGGGTGAACGTGCCGCCGGTCGGGCTTCCGTTGACCGTGATGACCTGCACCTTGTCACCGGAGTAGCGGTACTTCCCGGACACGCCGCGGTTGTAGAAGGCGTTGTAGCCGATGAGCTGCCCGCCGTTCATGCCCAGCGTCGGGTCGTTGACCCAGATCGGGCGGCCGAGGGTGTCGGTCTGCAGCTTCAGGGTGGGGCGCAGACGCGGGTCCGCGGCCCAGCCGGAGAAGTCGTACAGGTTGTCGCTGACCAGCTTCTCCCCGTTGACGAGGTCGGTGTACATGCCGCCCGCGTCCTGCGCGGCGGTCCCGAGCTCGACGGAGTTGCCGGTCATCGCCAGGTAGTCGGCGAACGGGCCGGCGTTGCCGGTCTTGCGGGACTTGCCGTGGATCGCGGCGTAGTCGAACGCGCGGGCGAGCGCGGTGGGCAGGTCCTGCTGGAGCTGCTCGTACAGGCCGGCCGCGTTGGTCATGGCCACTTCCTGGCTGACGGGCAGCAGGAGCGCGACCTTCTTGCCGGTCATGGTCTTCACGCCGACCGCGGCGCCGCCGGTGGGCTTCGCGCCACCCTCACCGACCCAGTCGGCCTCGGGGATGTCCATCGGCACGGGGACGGCGGTCTGCGCGTTGACGGCGAGCGGCACGCGGCGGGCGAGCTGCTGGACCGCCGAGGACTCCGTGGCCTTGCGGAAGATGGGCCCGGTGATCGTCGGCGGGAGCAGGGTAGGGGCGACAGCTGAGAGCTGGGATGCCATTACGGCTTCCTTTCGTGGGTGGCTCTAGGGAGCCGATTTGGCCCCAGAGGTCAGCGGTTGAGTTGCTGCTGGATCAGTGCTGCGAACTGAGTGGCCGGGTCGTTGGCGGCCCGGCCGTCCACTCCGGACCCCTGCGCGGGGTTGGGGGCGGGGATTCGTGGCCCTGGCGTGCCTTCGGGCTTGCGCCAGTGCGGTTTCTTCTCGAGGACCGCAGCGAGGTCGGTCCTGATGGCGGCCTCGTCGATCTCGCCGCCCGCGCCGAGGTACTTCGCGGGGTCGATCGCTGAGAGCGCGTCGGACGGGTCGGCGAACTGGTCGGCGGCGAGCCTTTCGACCCGTGACGAAACTGCGGCTTTGCGCCAGTTCTGCGCGTCCGTCTGCCATCGGGCGGTTTCTTCCTGCGCCCGCTGCAGTTCGGTCTTGGAGGCTTCTTCGAGCGCCTTCCACTGGGAGACGATCGGCTCGGCTTCCTTCAGCTTCGCCTGGTGCTCCTTGGCCCGGGTCTCCCACTTGCGGGCTTCGGCCTTCCAGTCGGTTTCCTTCGGCGCCTCTGCAGGCGTCTCCGGGGTCTCGGCGGGCTGCTCGGCGACGGGTTCGGACATGCATGACCTCCGTGCGGAGTGGGGGGTTGGCCGTGCGGCCGGGATGGTGCGGTTACTTCGTGGGGGCCGTGCGGCCCTCGACGGCCTGCCGGAACGCGATCCGTGCCGCGTTACCGGATTTGCCGCGCGTCGAACTCGCCCACAATGCCTGCGCCTGCCGGACGGCAGCCGACGGCTCGTAGGCGGTGAACACCGGCTCGACGTGACACCGGCAGTTGTCGTGGCTCTTGAAGTCGGCCGTCGACTCCGAGCGGTACACGGCGCCGCGGGTGGCCAGCATCAGGCAGAACGAGCACGCCCCGGGTTCCGGGATCCGCGCCCAGCCCTTCGCCTTCGGGTCACGCTGCGCGCTGTCGATGACCGTGTTCCGGCCCGTGTCCAGCACCAGCCGCTCACTGGAGGCAGCTAGGCGTGCCTTCGCGTCCGCAATCGCCGACCCGGCTGACGGCGCTTCTTGGGCAGGCTCGATCTGTAAGAGAGCGTCGAGGTAGTCCGCTGTGGGCGTTCCAGTGGCAGCGAGTGCCTCGCGGAGTCGCTGCTGATTCTCGTGAGCGGCGGTCTGCACGTTGTAGTTCCACAACGGCTGCACAGCCCAGTCCACAGACTGTGCGATCTGCGCCACCTTCGGCGGGGGCGCCGCGGACGGCCGGAACGAACCCCCGACACCCGCAGCGACCCGCTGCCGCTGGTACTGCTGCGCCGCCAACGCCGCCGAAGCCTGCGCGTGACGGATCACCACCGCCGCCACACCCGCCTTGAACGCGGGCAACGCCGTAGCCAGCCGAGTCACGTCCAGCGACGCCCACAGAGCGGCCAGCGACGACGCCAGGACCACCGCCAAGCCGCCCTGTGCGGCCTGATGCTGCGCGGCGTCAGGCGCCGGCTGCTGAACCGGGGCTGACATTCGGCTTCACCGGCGCGG